GCGGCGGGCGCCGAGGGGCGGGCTTCCGGTACCTATGACAAGGCCCGCATCGATGCGCTTTCGACCATGCTGAGAATGGTTGAAAAGCTTGGCGAGATGACGCGTCTACCCGAGCGCGCAGCAGAAAAGCAGAAGAGAAGCGATGCAGAACTGGCCGCCGCACTCGCCCTCGTCGATGCCCGCATCCTGGAGCTCGCATGTGAACTCGCTGGAACCATGGGCGGTGGACAGGCTGAGCGGGGAGATAGCGCTTCGGACCCTGTCTGAATGGTTTGGGTCTGCGCGGCTGGCGCAATATCCCGTCGGCGCATCGTTGAAGGATACATGGCTGGTCATGGGCGGCCGAGGTTCCGGCAAGACGCGGCTGGGGGCTGAGTGGGTGAACGCGCTCGTACGGGGCTTGCCGCCCTTCGCGCGGCATCGTTACGGACGCATAGCGCTCGTCGGCGAGACGCTGGGCGATGTGCGTGAGGTGATGATCGAAGGGCCCTCCGGCATTCTTGCTGCCTCGCGCGGCAACCGTCCGCGTTACGAGCCGAGCAGACGGCGGCTCGTATGGGACAGCGGCGCCGTGGCACTGGCTTTTTCGTCCGAGGACCCGGACAGCCTACGCGGGCCGCAGTTCGAGGCGGCCTGGTGCGACGAAGTGGCGAAGTGGAGGAACGCGGAGGATTGCTTCGACATGCTGCAATTCGGGCTTCGGCTGGGCCGCAGGCCGATGCAGATCCTGACAACCACGCCCAAGCCGGTGCCGATTGTCCGGCGGCTGATTGCAAATCCGGACGTTACCGTGACGCAGATGCGGACTGCCGAGAACGCGGCCCATCTTTCGCCGAGCTTCATCCGCGCCGTGGAGCGCAGTTACGCTGGAACCAAGCTGGGCCGGCAGGAACTCGACGGTGAGCTGATCGAAGATCGTGAGGACGCGCTCTGGAGCCGGGCCGATCTCGAGGCGATGCGAGGCTCCACGGAAGGCCGCACGATGAAGCGGATCGTGGTGGCGATCGATCCGCCCGCAACCAGTCGGCGGACGTCGGACGCCTGCGGCATGGTAGTGGCAGCGCTCGACGAGAATGGAAACGGATGGGTGCTTCACGATGGCACGGTCCGGGCGGCAAAACCGCAGGAATGGGCTCGCCGGGCAATAGCGCTCTATCGCCGCTTCGAGGCGGATACGATCGTGGCCGAGGTGAACCAAGGCGGCGATATGGTGCGAAGCGTTCTGGGCGCGATCGACGACACGGTACCTGTGAAGCCGGTGCGGGCAAGCCGTGGCAAATGGTTGCGCGCAGAGCCGGTCGCTGCCCTCTATGCGCAGGGCAGGGTGCGCCATACGCAGCGTTTCCCCGAACTGGAAGACGAAATGTGTGATTTCGGTCCGGACGGACTTTCCGGCGGCCGCTCGCCGGACCGGGTGGATGCGCTGGTCTGGGCGATCACCGAATTGATGCTCGGCCGCGCCGGCGAGCCGCGGATCCGCGACTTCCTCTAACAGCAGGGATAGCAAATGGCATGGAATTGGCCCTGGGCATCGCGTCCGGGACGAGAAAGCGCGCTCTTCGAACGGAAAAGAACGAGCGGATATGGTTTCCTGGCGCTGCATGCGCAGGGAGAGCCGCTCTGGACGCGGCGGGACTATGTCTCTCTCGCTCGCGAGGGGTTCATGCGCAATCCGATCGCGCATCGCGCGGTGCGGATGATCGCGGAAGCAGCAGCCACGATCCCATGGCTTCTTTATGAAGAGGAAGCGGAACTCTCCGACCACCCGATGCTCGAACTGCTCGCACGGCCCAACCACCGCCAGGCGGGGCCAAGTTTCCTTGAGATGCTCTACGGGCACCTCCTTCTATCCGGAAATGCTTACATCGAGCTTGTGGAGACCGGCACCGGCGCCCGCGAGATGCATCTGCTCCGGCCGGACCGCGTGACCGTGATTGCCGACGGAAATGGCTGGCCGATGGCTTTGGAGCACCGCGTCGGCGGCGTGAAGCGCCGGGTCCCGCTGGAGGAAAGCGGAAACGGGCTGCATCTGACACTTTTTCATCCACTCGACGACCATTACGGTTTTGCGCCTTTGTCGGCTGCACTGATGGCACTCGACATCCACAACGCGGCGGCGCGCTGGAACAAGGCGCTATTGGACAACTCGGCTCGCCCTTCGGGAGCGCTCGTCTATGCTCCAAAGGAGGGTGGCAACCTGACGGACGAGCAGTTCGACCGGCTCAAGACGGAACTGGAGCAAGGCTATTCTGGCGCGACGAGGGCCGGACGGCCGCTTCTTCTGGAAGGCGGGCTCGATTGGAAGGCGATGAGCCTCAGCCCTCGAGACATGGATTTCCAGGAGGCCAAGAATGGTGCCGCGCGCGATATCGCCCTGGCGCTGGGTGTACCGCCGATGCTGCTCGGGATACCCGGCGACAACACCTATTCCAATTACCAAGAAGCAAACCGGGCCTTCTACCGGCTGACGGTCCTCCCGCTTGTAGGGCGCACCGCCAAGGAATTGGGCGGCTTCCTGGCTCCGCTCTTCGGCGGCGGTCTGCGGCTGTGGTTCGACCCGGACCAGATTGAGGGCCTTTCGGCGGAACGAGATGCGCTTTGGAAACGGGTGAGCGAGGCAAGCTTCCTCACCGATGACGAGAAGCGCGAGGCGGTGGGGTACGGCTCATATGATCGAAGATAACGGACTTCATTCCCGGACATGAAAATCAAGAGCGCGAATAAGACGCCAGGAGAAACGAGCGATGGCGGGGCCTCCAATGTGACGAACTGGAAGGATCAACAAATGACCGGACTGAGCGAAGCGGCCCTTTTGTGGGCCGCGAAAGCGGCGGGCGCGATCGTCGGTTCGGCGATCTCGATCGCCTATCTGCTGCCCTCCGGGCGGCGCGAGGCGGCAATCCGTTTCGCCGTGGGCGTCGCCTGCGGCTTTGTGTTTGGCGGGACGGCCGGATTGAAGATCGCAACCGAGCTTGGCATCGCCGGCCGCCTGGCCCCGAGCGAACTCGTGATGATGGGCTCGGCGGCGGCGAGCCTCTGTGCGTGGAGCGCGATCGGCCTGGTTACGCGCCTCCTCACGACGGCCGCGCGAAGCGGGCAGGCAACGGAAGGTTGAAGGATGCAGTACAAGATCGCCGCCGGACCGAACGAGCGGAAATATTCGAGCCTCGATGTGGAGGCAATAGAGGATGACGGCAGCTTCTCGGGCTATGCAAGTCTCTTCGGCCGGGTCGATCTCGGTCGTGACATGGTCGAACGTGGCGCCTTTGCGGATTCGATCCAGAACCGAGGAGCAGGCGGGATTCGCATGCTCTTCCAACACGATCCGAACCAGCCGATCGGCGCCTGGAAGGAAGTCCGGGAAGACGAGCGAGGGTTGTTCGTGCGCGGCAAACTCGCCACGGGCGTGGGCCGGGCACGGGAGGTGCTGGAATTAATGCGGAACGGAGCACTGGACGGGCTGTCCATCGGGTTCCGCACAGTCCGGGCGACGAGCGATCCGCGCACCGGCGTCCGCCATATCAAGAAAGCCGATCTCTGGGAGATCTCCGTAGTCACATTTCCCATGCTGCCGGATGCGCGCGTGGAGAAGGTGAAATCGCGTGGCGATCTCCCGAGCCCAAGGGAATTCGAGCGTTGGCTGATGCGGGATGCGAAGCTGACGCGCAGCGAAGCAAAGACGGTGATCTCACGCGGCTTCGCTTACCTCCTGCGCAGTAGGGATGCAGCGCCGGAAACGCCAGAGGGCCTGGTGAACACCATTCGCCGGGCGACGAAACTGCTTCAACAACAGGATTGAACGATGACAGCAACGACCAATGCAAGCCCGCTGGAAGTCAAGTCAGCCGCGGCGGGCGCGGACCTTGCCGGCGCATTCGAGGAGTTCATGAACTCTTTCGAACACTTCAAGGAAACCAATGACCAGCGGCTGAAGGAGATCGAAAAGCGCTCGGCTCCGGACCCACTTACCACGGATAAGGTGGAGCGCATCTCCGCTGCCGTCGACGAGCAGAAGCGGGTAATCGACCGCCTTGTGCTGAAGAAGGCAAGGCCACTGCTTGGACGTGAGGGTTCAATCTCAGTCTCGCAGCTCGAGCACAAGCAGGCTTTCGAGAGCTATGTCCGCAGCGGTGACGACCGCCTGCTGAGGGCGCTCGAAGAAAAGGCGATGTCCTACGGCTCGGGACAAGACGGGGGCTATCTTGTTCCCGAGGAGACCGAGGCTGAAATCGCCAAAAGGCTGGCGAATATTTCCCCGATCCGCTCGATCGCTTCAATACGGCAGGTTTCCACGGCAGTGTTGAAGAAGCCCTTTGCGGTGAACGGACCGGCGACGGGCTGGGTTGGCGAAAGCACACCGAGGCCTGAGACGGCATCGAGCCAGCTGGACGAGCTTTCCTTCCCGACTGCCGAGCTCTACGCCATGCCCGCCGCAACGGCGGCGCTCCTGGAGGACAGTGTGGTCGATCTCGATGCCTGGATCGCGGGCGAGATCGAGACGGCCTTTGCCGAGCAGGAGGGGCTTGCCTTCATAAGGGGCGACGGCGTGAACAAGCCGCACGGGTTCCTGGCCTATCCACAGGTGGCGGATTCGGCTTGGAGCTGGGGGAGCATCGGCTATGTGGCTGCGGGTGCCGACGGCGCACTGCCGGCCGAGAATCCGGCGGATGTGCTGGTCGACACGGTCTACACACTCAAGGCTGGCTATCGCCAGAACGCCAATTGGGTGATGAACCGCAAGACCCAGGCTGCCCTGCGCAAGATCAAGGACGCTGACGGCAACTATCTATGGCAGCCGCCGGCCGCGCCCGGCAGCCGGGCCATGCTGATGGGCTTCCCCGTGGTGGAAGCGGAGGACATGCCCGATATTGTGGCCGGTTCGACGCCCATTGCTTTCGGCGACTTCGGCCGTGGGTATCTTGTGGTGGACCGCACAGGCGTGCGCGTACTGCGTGATCCTTATTCCGCAAAGCCCTATGTGCTGTTCTACACCACCAAGCGCGTCGGTGGCGGGGTCCAGAACTTCGAAGCAATCAAGCTTCTGAAGTTTGCGGCAAACTAGCTGCGGCTCAAGCTCTAATTGGACGAGCAAACGAAAGCCCCGGCAAACCGGGGCTTTTTTCTTGAATCAAAACTTGAAGAGAGGCGTTTATGGCGCTGTTTCGAACGGTCGACTCTTCGGTCGAACCGGTCTCGCTGGTCGAGGCCAAAAACCATATGCGCGTCGCTCATGACAGCGAGGATGAGCTCATATCCGCACTCATTCGAGCCGCGCGACGGGAGGTCGAGCAGGCGACCAGCACCGCATTGATCGTGCAGTCGTGGCGGTTGGCTCTCGACGATTGGCCCAAGGGTGAGATGGTGCTCCTGCAGCGGACGCCAGTACGGGAGATTTTATCAATCACGATCTTCGATGCTGACGGCGCCGGCTCGGTTCTGCCGCCCGAGCATTATCAGCTCGATAGTTTTTCGCGGCCGGCAAGGCTCTTCCTTAGGAGGAAGCCGGTACCGGGTCTTGAGCTGAACGGGATCGAAATCGATTTCCTCACCGGTTTCGGGGAAGCGGGAACCGACGTTCCTGACCTGCTCAAGCGCGCGATCCTGATGCTGGTGGCCCACTGGTACGAATTTCGCGGTGTCTATGGTGCCGAGAGCCAGCCCGTCTCATTCCCCAATGAATATCGGCGGCTGATTTCCGTATGGCGAACTCCGAGGCTGCAATGAGGGCGATCATCATGGACCCGGGCCGGCTCCGCACCGAACTCATCCTGCAAGAAGCGGTCATCAGTGAAGACGGAGCAGGCGGCCATAGCGAAGATTGGCGCGAGGTGGCGCGCCTGTTCGCGGAAGTCACTCCGTTGCGGGCTGAAAGCCGCTTCGGTGCCGCACAGTTCCTCGAGCATGTGACGCACCGGGTGGTGCTGCGGGAGCGCGCGGATCTGAGGAGCGGGATGCGGTTTCTCCAGGCCGGCCGAACAATGGAGATCGTGACGATAGAGGATGCTGACGGAACGGGCCGTTATCTCGCCTGCCTGGTGCGCGAGGAGGGCCGATGAAGATTGCGATGCAACTTACGCTCGACGGATTGGTGCGGGCGATGCGTATCAAGGCGCACGAGGTCGCGGATGCGATGGAGACGAGGAGGCCGTCGGCCAAGCAGGTCGAGGCGGCCAAGGAGGATCATGTCGTGAGGCGGCGGGGAGGGAAAGATGACAGCGGCGGCTCTTGACCTGCAGGAGGCGGTGTTCGCTGCGCTTAACGCGAATTCTGCGCTCGTCCATGCACTGGGCGGAGCGAAGTTTCACGACATCACACCGGCCAGTCTGAGCTTTCCCTATATCACCTTCGGACGCACCAGCAGCTATGATTGGAGCACGGGGACAGAGGCGGGGAGCGAGCACTTTTTCACCCTCCATGTATGGTCCAAGCAAAAGGGTCGTAAGGAGGCGCTGTCGCTTATGGAACTCGTGCGCGGGGCATTGCATGAGAAGGACCTTAGGCTCGGCAGCCACCATCTGGCCAATCTGCGGCTCGACTTCTCCGAGATGCACTACGACGAGGACCTCGCCGTCTATGACGGCAGCATGCGCTTCAGGGCGGTGGTTGAGGAATAGACGCACTGGCTCGACATCTCGGCTCCTCCCTGGCGGGGAGCGCGGGCCATTTCACAACGACAATTGAAGGAGACCATGCATGGTCGCGAAGAAGGGCAAGGACCTGCTCCTCAAGCTCGACGAGGACGGACTTGGCAATTTCGTAACGGTGGCGGGGCTGCGGACGAAGCGCCTCGCCTTCAACAGCGAAACGGTAGACGTGACCGACGCGGATTCGGCCGGCCGCTGGCGTGAATTGCTTGCCGGAAGCGGCGTACAGCGAGCGTCGGTCGCTGGTTCGGGCATCTTCAAGGACGCGCAATCGGATGCGGCCATAAGGTCACGCTTCTTTGCGGGAGATATCGCGACCTGGCAGTTTGCTATCCCAGAGTTCGGTATCGTATTCGGGCCGTTCCAAATCACGGCGCTCGAATATTCCGGCAATCATGACGGCGAGGTGACCTTCGAGATTGCATTGGAATCCGCCGGGCCGGTCAACTTCGCGGTGGCGCAATGAGCGTGAATCGCAAACGCGGCGAAGTCGCCGCCAAACTTGACGGGCGCGACTATCGGCTGTGCCTGACACTGGGCGCCTTGGCTGAACTGGAAGCCGCCTTCGCTGCCGAAAACCTCAATCAGCTCGTTGAGCGTTTCGGGACCGGCAAGCTTTCCGCACGCGATGTGATCGCCATCATCACTGCTGGATTGAGGGGCGGTGGCCATGAGGTGAGTGAAGACGAGGTGCGCCGGATGCAGTGCGATGACGGCGCGGCCGGTTTCGCACAGCTGGTAGGAGACCTCCTGGCCATAACCTTCGGCGGGGACAGGTCGGGAGGTGTTGAAGAGCGCCCTTAGGTGCCGCAGCAGGTTCGACGGCACCCTTTCCCTGGGATGAGGTGATGAGGGTGGCTTTCGGCCTGCTGCGGCTTAGCCCGACAACTTTCTGGAAGATGACGCCCATCGAATTCAACGCGGCGCTCGAGGCATTGGGACTGACGAGGGCGGAAGCGCCGGGCCGCGGTGAGTTGAAACGGCTGATGCACCTTTTCCCCGACAAATCCGGAGCGGATAAATGGCAGATGAAGTGAGGGTTCCAATCGTTGCCGATACGACGCCATTTGAAACGGCTCTCACGGATTTAGCGGCGCTCTCTGAAAATTTCGGCACGCAGTTGACCGGTGCGCTTAAGAGTGCAGCCGTGAGCGGCAAATCGCTGGACGACGTGCTGCGCAGGATCGGGCTCAACCTCGCGGGCATGGCGCTGGAGCGAGGACTCCAGCCGCTTCAAGGTTTGATGGGAACGATGTTTTCGGGGCTTCTAGGCGGGCTGGGCAATATCATGCCCTTCGCCAGAGGCGGTGTGGTGCCCTTCGCCAGCGGCGGCATTGTCTCGGCCCCCACTTATTTTCCGGCCGGGAGAAATATCGGTCTCATGGGAGAGGCCGGTGCGGAAGCTATCCTGCCGCTGCGAAGAACTTCGGATGGCAAATTGGGAGTGGCGGCGAGCGGAGGCGGGAGCGGGACCCAATCGTCTTCAATGTAAGCACGCCTGATGCGGCTTCGTTCCGCAAATCCGAGGCGCAAATATCCGGCCTTTTGGCGCGTGCCGTTTCGCGCGGTACGCGGACACTTTAGGGCGACCGGATTCTACCGCACCGACGCCGGTGCGATGGAAATGTTTGGCCCGCATCCTCGGTCAAGCCAACGATGGTGGGTTGCGCAAATCGCCGATCAAGCGGTTCCAAACCACTCGGCCATCGAGATTCTCGATCAAACTCAGGATCTTTCATGAACAGTTTTCACGACGTCCGCTTTCCGCTCGGCGTCTCCTTTGGGGCGACTGGCGGACCGGAGCGGCGAAACGAGATCGTGCAGCTCACCTCCGGAAGGGAAAAGCGCAACGCTCGCATGGCAAACGGGCGGAGACACTATGATGCAGGGACGGGCGTGCGTTCCCTGGAAGATCTGTACGAAGTGATGGCCTTCTTCGAGGCGCGCCGCGGTTCGCTGCATGCGTTCCGATTTCGCGACCCGTTCGACATGAAGTCCTGCCCGCCGAACCAAGCTCCGACGGCTTTTGATCAGGAGATCGGGATCGGGGATGGCAAGACAAGCAGTTTCGTCCTGACAAAGACCTATGGCGAGGGACCGGATGCCTACCGCCGTGAAATCCGGTTGCCAGTGCCGGAAACAGTGCTCGTCGCGGTAGCCGGTGTACAAAAGCGTCTCCAGGCCGATTACGCGATTTCGCCAGAAACAGGCGAGTTGGTCTTCAATCCGAGCGTCATACCGGCGGCGGGACAGACGATCACCGCGGGCTTTGAGTTCGACGTGCGTGTACGCTTCGATACGGACCGGCTTTCTGCAAGCATCACCGCCTTCAGGGCAGGGCAGATCCCCTCGGTCCCCCTGCTGGAGGTATTGTGATGGCGAAGATATCCGTGGAGCTGGCAAAGCACCTTGAGCACGAGATAACCACCCTGTGCCATTGCTGGCGCGTAACGCGCGGCGATGGCGCGGTGATGGGTTTTACCGATCACGACCGGCGGGTCACCTGCGACGGCACCGTCTTCATGCCGGAAACGGGTCTTTCCGGCAGCGAAGCCCGGCACTCCTTCGGTCTTGCAGTTGATACCATGGATGTCGAGGGGGCGCTTTCCTCGCTCGACATCAGCGAAAGTGACATAGTCGCGGGCCTCTATGATGGTGCGACCGTCGAAACACTGCTCGTCAACTGGCAGGAGCCCCAGCAGTTCACGCGGCTGCGACGCGCGGTGATCGGTCAGATAACGCGTCGGGACGGGCGCTTTGTGGCCGAGCTTGAAAGCCCCGAGCGGGCGCTGGACCAAACCAACGGCCGCACGGTCCGGCGGCAGTGCGATGCCGAATTGGGTGACGCGCGCTGCCGCGTGGATCTAGAAAATGCCCGGTGGCGAGGGGAGGGCGTGCTGACATCGGCCGAAGGCAACAGCATCCGCGTTTCGGGCCTGGACGGATTTACCAGCGGCTGGTTCGCAGACGGAATTCTAACCTGGAAATCGGGTGCAAGCGCCGGGAAGCGCGAGCGCGTTTCAGGGCACAGGAAAGATGCTGATGGTGTCATGCTCGACCTCTGGCGCGACGCGGCGGCGATTGTGCAGCCCGGCGACCGTTTCGGCGTCAGCACTGGATGCGACAAGCAATTTTCCACCTGTAGGGCGAAGTTTTCGAACAGCGCCAATTTTCGTGGTTTCCCGCACCTGCCAGGGAATGACGCCGGCTACTCGTATGTCGTAGAGGGGCAGCTTTTCGATGGCGGCCCGATCGTCGAATGAGGCGTGAGGAGACAGCACCGCCCGCGCTGGTGCTGGCAGAAGCGCTTTCCTGGATCGGCACGCCCTACCGCCATCAGGCTAGCCGTAAAGGCGTGGGCTGCGACTGCCTGGGTCTGGTGCGAGGCGTATGGAAGGGCCTCTACGGAGAAGAGCCAGAGCGACCCGGCCCATACACAATGGATTGGGCGGAGGCGAGCGGCGAGGACCGATTGCTGGAAGCCGCAGAACGGCACTTCATCGCCCTTGGCAGGGATGATCTGGGGCCGGGGACGGTTGTGCTCTTCCGTTGGCGCGTGCACTCGCCCGCCAAGCATGTGGGCATACTCGCGGATAAGAACTCCTTCATCCACGCCTATGAAGGGCGGGGCGTCCTGGTCTCCGCCCTCGTTCCCCATTGGCGCCGGCGCATAGCCGGCATTTTCGCGTTTCCCGCACTGACGGAGTGATTCATGGCAACCATCCTGCTGCAGGCGGCCGGCGCCTTTTTGGGCGGCGTGTTCGGCCCGATCGGAACCGCGATCGGCTCGGCCGCCGGCGCCATNGCGGGCTACGCGGTCGACCGGGCGTTGATTACAAGCACGCAACATTACAACGGGCCGCGCCTCACCTCGGCACAGCCGTTTACTGCAGAAGACGGCGCGCCTCTTCCGCGCCTTTATGGCACTGTGCGGACGAGCGGGACGCTTATATGGGCGACTCGTTTCGAGGAGCGGAGCACCACCAGCCGGCAAGGGGCAAAGGGTGGCCCGAAAGTTACGTCATTTTCCTATTTCGCCAATGTGGCCTTTGCTCTGTGCGAGGGGGAGATTGCCGGCGTGCGCCGTATCTGGGCCGACGGCAAGGAGGTGGACCGAAACGAGATCGAGTTGCGCGTCTATCCCGGCAGCGAGGATCAGCAGGTCGATCCTCTCATCGAAGCAAAGCAGGGGACGGACAATGCGCCCGCCTACCGCGGCACTGCCTATGTCGTGATTGAGCGCCTTCCCATCGATGCATATGGCCGGCGAATCCCGCAGTTCCAGTTCGAGGTCATCCGACCGGTCGGTGAACTCAATCGCCGGATCAGGTCTGTCGCGCTCATTCCCGGATCGACGGAATACGGGCTTTCTCCGAAACTCGTCCGCTCGGAGATCGCGCCCGGCGAGAGCCGGGCGCTGAACCGTCATGTACTCACCGCGGCCACGGATCTTGAGGCTTCGTTGGACGAGCTTCAGATGCTTTGTCCCAATCTCGAGTCGGTGAGTCTCGTTGTGGCCTGGTTTGGTACGGACTTGCGAGCGGGCGATTGCAAGATCAAGCCCATGGTGTCCCACAACGATTCCAAGGCCATGTCGATGGAGTGGCAGGTTTCGGGCCTGAACCGGGAAGATGCGCAGGTCGTCTCGCGCCATAATGGCGCTGTCGCCTATGGCGGAACGCCGACGGACCGCTCCGTGATGGAAGCCATCAAAGCAATCCATGCACGCGGCCTAAAAGTAGCCCTCTACCCCTTCATCATGATGGATGTGCCGGCCGACAATACGTTACCCGACCCTTATGGCGGCGGCAGCCAGGCAGCCTATCCATGGCGCGGACGCATCACCTGCCATCCTGCGCCTGGTCGAGCGGGAACACCCGACAAGAGCTCCACCGTGCGAGCCGAGATCAAGGCCTTCGGCGGAACCGCCCGCCCCGGGCAATTTCATCTTGATGGCAAAACGGTCCGATTTACTGGTCGCCGCGAAGAATGGAGCTATCGGCGTTTTCTCCTCCATTATGCCCATGTCGCTGCGGCAGCGGGCGGGGTGGAAGCATTCCTCATCGGATCGGAGTTGCGCGGGCTTACGACGTTGAGGGACCATCAGAACCACTTTCCCTTTGTCGAACTGTTGGAGGAATTGGCAACAGAGACCAGGGGAATTCTCGGGGACGAGACAGCAATCACCTATGCGGCTGACTGGACTGAATATTTCGGTCACCGGCCGTCAGACGGATCGGGCGACGTATTCTTCCATCTCGACAGCCTCTGGGCTCATCCCGCGATCACCGCGGTGGGCATCGACAATTACATGCCCCTGTCAGACTGGCGAGACCAGGACGTGGGTGGCGGCAACCCAGATGGTTTCAGCGGGCCTTATGATCCTGAAGGTTTGCGCAAGGGCATTACTTCAGGCGAAGGCTTCGACTGGTACTATGCGAGCGCAGGAGACCGCGCCGCCCGTCGTCGCACGCCTATTACCGACGGTGCGCTCGGCAAGCCGTGGGTGTTCCGTTACAAGGATCTGGTTGGTTGGTGGTCCAACCCGCACCACAATCGCGTGGGCGGCGTGGAGGAAGCGTCACCGACTGACTGGGTGCCGATGTCGAAGCCCATCCACTTCACCGAACTTGGATGCGCGGCTGTGGACAAGGGACCGAACCAACCTAATGTTTTCGGCGATTCCAAATCGGCAGAAAGCACAGTCCCTTATTTTTCGTCAGGCGGCCGTTCGGACCTCGCGCAATACCGATTCCTGATGGCACACTACCGGCATTGGGAGGAAGGCGGATTAGCCGCCAATCCGATCTCGCCGGTCTACGGCAGACCGATGGTGGATGTGGGCCAGATCAGCATTTGGGCCTGGGACGCACGCCCCTTCCCGGCATTTCCGCTGCAAGCAGACGCCTGGGGGGATGGTGCAAACTGGTGGAGCGGGCATTGGCTAAACGGAAGGCTGAGCGGCGTTCCCATCGAGGCACTGATCGGCGAAATTCTGGCCAGTCACGGCCTGCCTCCTGCCGATACTTCTCGAGCGGACGGCGTGGTGACAGGCTATGCCGTTCTGAACCCCACGACAGCGCGGGCGGCGATCGAGCCGCTTGCAACGGTTTTCGGCATCGGTGCGGTGGATGACGGGGAGCGGCTCATCTTCGCGACGGAAGGCGAGGCGGCGGGGAAGCCCATCCTGCTAGATGAACTGGTGCTTGAGGGTGACCGCGAGGCGATCGAACGGCTGCGTCAGCCTGATCATGATTTGCCGGCGTTGATCCATGTCGATTTCACCGACCCTTTGAACAATCATCAGTCTGCGACCGTTGCTGCGGATTATGTCGGCGCCAGAGGGAACGGCACCAGCTTCATTTCTTTTCCGGGAACGGTCAGCACGGGTGAGGCGGAAAGCCTCGCGCGCAGCCTGATGCGGCGAACCTGGGATGGACGAGAGCGTATCACCTTCACCGTCCCGGCTGCGGAGCGCCGGATCCAGCCGGGAAGCATTGTTCGCCTGCCGAGTGAGGCAGAGGGCCCAGAATATCTGGTGGAGGAAATTGAGGATGGACTAGGGCGAGTCGTTAAGGCGAGACGCATCGTGCGCATCGCGGCTCCGCCTGCAAAAAATATACAGAATCCTGGAAATTCAGGGGCGGTATATCTGCCGAGCCGGCCTCATGCGCTTTTCCTGGACCTGCCCATGCGTTCTTCTCAGGATATGCCGCAGGATCAGTTCCGCCTAGCGACTCGGGCGGTGCCGTGGCGCTCACAGGCGGTGCTTGCTTCACCTGAGGATGGCGGCTTCGCCTTGCGCACAACGGTGGACCGTAGAGCGGTTATCGGCATGCTGCGGCAGCCGCTGCCGGGTGGGCTAGCAGAGGGCCGGCTGGATTGCTCGTCAACGCTCGACGTCCATCTTCTCGATGGAGAACTGCAAAGCATCTCAACCATCCGAATGCTGAGCGGCGCGAATGCAGCCGCCGTTCGGTCGAGGCTGGGGGTGTGGGAGGTCCTGCAGTTCCAGGACGCAGAGGAAATAGAGCCGTCAGTGTGGAGACTGCAAAAGCTCTTGCGGGGCCAGCTCGGCACCGGTGATGCGATGCAAGCAGGGGCGGAGAGCGGCGCCCCCTTGGTATTCCTCGATGAAGCGGTGGCACCGGCGGGACTTAAGGCCGAAGAAATCGGTCTTAAGCTCAATTGGCGTGTCGGACCGTTCGGGTACGACATTTCGAACGAATACTTCCTGAAGGCCGCAGCAGAAGGTGGGATGAGAGCCCTTCTGCCGCTTTCTCCGGTGCATGTGAAGAGCCACATCCAGGATGGAGATCTGCATCTATCCTGGATCAGGCGCGGACGCGTCGATGCGGACAGCTGGATGGGAGAAGATATCCCACTCGGGGAAGAACAAGAGCTCTACCGGCTCGAGATCGCCCGTCCGTCGGGTGAGCTGGTGAGAACCGTCACCGCGAGCAGGCCAGCTTGGACCTATACCGCAACCATGCTGGCGGCCGACTTGCCGCTTCGGCCGGCGACCATAGAAGTATCCATAGCGCAGGTAAGCGCGGCCCTTGGGCCGGGCCTGTCCGCCAGACGGACTATCCAGCTGGGCTGAACATTATCCAACAAGCAAGAGGAGTATCTGGAATGGTGGAAACGAAACCATGGTACCTGTCGCGCACCATTTGGGCGTCGGTGGTTACGGTGGCTGCGGCTGTAGGCAGCCTGTTTGGGCTGCCGGTCGAACAGTTCGATGATCCGGCCGTAGTGGAAACGCTATTGCAGGCCATCACCGCCATATCGGGACTGTTTGCAATCTTTGGACGGCTGGCTGCGGATTCACGCATTCACTAAAAGGCGGTCCCACGTGCGTAACCCGCGCGTGGGACTTTGTTTTCTGGCCTGGGCCGTGATTGTTCATTCCCCATTCAGCCCTGTTGGG